GCACTGCATAGGCTTCCGTATCCCAGTAGGTCGCCCCACCATATTTTTCGCCTGTGAACCCTTTTGGTCCGATGTTAAGTCGCTCATCTTCGCCATAGTAGGTAGAGAACAATTGAAAAAGATTGAAGCGAATCCCCTGTTGGGCTGCGTCAGCCCCTTCGATCACCACATCAGCAAGTTCCCAACGTTTTGCCCAAGCGGTGACTTGTGCTTGATACAACTGTTGGTAGGCTTGATCAATAACTTTTTCGCTCACGATGGCAGCATTGCCCGCGATCACTGCAGCTAGATCGGCATAATCACGACTTGTCGTCACCACCACCCGTTTTTCAAAAATCAGGCTTGTTTCAGGCTTTAAAACTGTGCCATAAACATCCGTCACAGAGCGTTCAGCTGTCGCTTGTTCTAGCCCTTCAAAATCGCCTGCAAAACTTTGACTGGCAACCACTGTAAATTGTTCAATGCCAAATGGATTGGCAATCGTTTGTGTAGCAAGATAGGACCCCTGTGATTGATTGGCCTGATCCAAGACTTGCCAAAACTGCTCGTCATAGTTGGCATCTTCATTTTTGACATCGGCATCAATCACTGAGGCAATCCGAATGTAGTGAGCTTGATCATCCAGTGCTTCAAACCCAAACTTAAAGACTGCAAGTTCACGGACATCTGCTGAAAAGAAGCGTTCAGCCGAAACCCGCACACCACGAACGTCATACCCATAGCTCAGCGTCCCTTTTTGCATATCAAGCGCCAGAGTAAAATTAGAAATCGGGTCAACCGCTAGATCAACTTCAACCTCATCAATGTTTAAGTTGATTTTGGCAATGTTTAAAGCATTTATGGCCTTGCCAAAATACTCCGGATAACCATTTTTCCACCAGCCGACACGGGTCTTATCTGGATACCAAACCCCCGCCAAGTAGAAGCCTTGATGGCTATCGCCAGAATAGGTTTCCGAAAAATTTCCCCGCATCCCCATATAGCCGTTGCCAATCGCCGTCAGGGACTCTTGCAGTCTACGGTCTTCAATCTCTAACGTGTCAGATTTGATTTTCCATGGATCGATGGCCATGATACGTTTAATTTGATTCATTTGATCTCCTTATTGTATGCTTGCAATTTTGCACACCTCTCGGCCACATTGCAATCGTTTTCACCGTTTATTCTATCATGCAACCGTTTGCTTGTCAAGCTCTTTTTTATCCTTTTTAGGTATCAAAAACACCTATCGTGTTTATCGTTTTCACCGTTCATTCTATCATGCAACCGTTTGCTTGTCAAGCTCTTTTTTATCCTTTTTAGGTATCAAAAAACACCTATCGTGTTTGATAGATGCTTTGATGTTTATGCAATTTTAGTTTTGAGAGATAATTTTCCTTGCCATGATAAATGTGATAAATACGAACTAGCTTTTCACTTTCAAATATTTTGTAAAAAATCAAGTAATCTCCGCTGACAAGATACCGATAATCATTTGGAATTGTTGTCCGAACACTTAACAAACTACCAATTTTTGGACTTGTTCTAAGTCGCTTCAAATCAGAATAAATTGTCTCTAGAATTTCTTTAATCGTGCTGTCGTAATAATTTCCTCGGGTCAAATAAGCATGAATACGAGATATATCTTGATCAAAAGCACGTGATTTAAAAACTTGATAATCAGTCACTGAAATCTCCTAACTGATAGTTTTTAGCAAATTCATCAATATCTCCTCCTGCACCAAAATCTTGTTCTGCACGATTTAATTCCGTCAATAGCCAAACTTCTGCTTGTTTGCGCTGCCATTCCTCAAAGTTGACCATAACAGCTTTGCCAACGCCATTTTTAGTTAAGATAATTGGCTCGCCATCTTGAACTTCATCAACAACCTTATTGTAATCTCGTAAAATCGAGCTTGGTCTAATCAATTCCATATCAATCGCCTCCTCTACTTTTATCTGATTACATTGTACCATATTCGTTGTAAATTTACAGCATTTCAGAACTATAAAAATAACAACCCTCGATCATCATAAACACTCGCACCATTACTATTCCCACAGCGTATCGCTCTATCTAGTGCCATAATCGTCGCAATCGCCCCGTCAATCTTTTCGGTTGATTTTTCCTTATCAGCTTTGATGTTGCCTGCGGGGTCGGTTCGTACGAAGATGTTGTCCATGTTCCAACGCAGCACTGGTTGACCACCGTGTGCTAACTTCTCTTCAAGGGTTAATTTCATCAGCTCTTTAGTCGGTGGACTCATGTCCTTAAATCCTTGTCCGAAAGGTACGACTGTAAAACCCATGCCTTCCAAATTTTGTACCATTTGGACTGCGCCCCATCTATCAAAGGCGATTTCTCGAATGTTATATTTCATCCCTAGCTCCTCGATGAATTTCTCAATAAAACCGTAATGAACGACGTTACCTTCGGCGGTTTGGACGTAGCCGTGTTTCTCCCATAAATCGTAAGGCACATGATCACGTTTGGCTCGAAGTTCAAGCGTATCTTCTGGAATCCAAAAGTATGGCAATATGACAAACTTGTCATCTTCGTCAACTGGAGGAAAGACCAAAACAAATGACGTCATATCGGTGGTGCTAGACAAATCGAGTCCGCCATAACAGACACGACCCTCTAGTTCTTTTTCGTCAAACTTGAACGAACAAGCGTCCCACTTGTCCATTGGCATCCAACGCACCGCTTGTTTCACCCATTGGTTAAGTCTGTGCTGTCTGAAGGAATTCTCCTCCGCAGGATTTTGCATTGCCGATTCACAGGCTGCGACCACTTTTTCTTCCGCAATCGTAATACCAAGTGATGGATTGGCTTTCCGCAATACTTTAGGCTCATTCCAGTTCTCATCTTCCTTGATACCATAAATTAACGGATAGAATGTTTTATCATGCTTATGTCCCCTCGATAATGTCTAACGCCTTTTGATGTTGTTCAAAACAAATTGAATGCGTATCAGTCCCTGCAGTCGTAATCAAAAAGAACAAGGGTTGCGTGCGCGCATCCCCAGATCCTTTAGTCATGTCGTCTATGCCCTTTACCGTGCCAAGTGTCCCAATAGGTGGGGCAAAAGTGTCGTTCATTTGAAGAAGTTCTACCCTTGTTCCATTGGGATACTCTTTTTTGAACCATTCAACAATTTTTCTATCTGGAAACATTCTGCGTCCTCCTAATTGAATTCTGCCAAGAGTTGTTTCAATGCTTTCTTGGCTAGGTTGGTGGTTGCTTTCACATCCCAACCTCTATCGTAATTACAAATGATTGCCTTTTCTGCTCGAAGTTCCAATTTTGAAATTCGACCTTTCTCAATGCCAAACTTGCTTGGTTCTTCAAAATGGTTTAGGCAATAGCTCACTTCTTTGCCCTCAATACTAAGAATTCCTTCGCTCCACATTCTGCTTCCTCCTTTTTTCCGTACACTATATATCACTCTAAACGCCTGTAATAGCAAGTCATAAGTGCGATTTATAACATTTTTTCTACTTGCCAAGTAATAGTAGTAGATAAGGGGGTGCCTAAAAATTGCAAAAACAATTTTTTTAAGTAAAAAAGCTATTCTTCATCGGCAATCACCACGTTTTCATATTTCAACGTTTGTCCCTCACGGATTACTGTCACATTTTCACTTGAGCCAACTTGTTCAATATATCGGTTCACAATCACGTCTACGAACTTTTCATCCAGTTCAATCATGTGGCAAATGCGATTCGTCTGCTCACAAGCAATCAAGGTTGAACCACTACCACCAAAGGCATCTATTACAATACAATTACTCATAGAAGAATTTTGAATCGGATAGGCAAGGAGGGGCAGTGGTTTCATTGTTGGGTGATCACCATTCTTTCTTGGTTTATCAAATTCCCAAATCGTCGACTCTTTACGACCCGTGTACCATTGATGTTTCCCTTTTTTCTTCCACCCATAGAGGACTGGCTCGTGTTGCCATTGATAAGGTGAGCGACCAAGCACAAGACTTTGTTTCTTCCAAATACAGGTGCCTGATAAATAAAAACCAGCTTCTTGGAAAGCCTTACGAAAGTTCAAACCTTCTGTATCCGCATGGAAAACATAAATGCTTGCATCATCGGCTAGAGCTTTTTCGATACAAGAAAATGCCTCGTACAGAAAACTGTAAAATGCCTTGTTTGCCATATGATCATTTTTGATTTTTCCTGCTGTTCCTTCATAGTTCACGTTATAAGGTGGATCTGTCACGCAGAGATTCGCTTTCTTGCCGTCCATCAAAATATCGTAGGTTTCTTGCTTGGTCGAGTCACCACAAATCAAGCGGTGATTGCCTAGAAGCCATAAATCACCTGTCTTGCTAAAAGTTGGTTGTTCAAGTTCTGCATTGACATCAAAATCATCTTCTTTAATGTCAGACTCTGGATTGAGTAGCTTATCCAATTCAGCAACATCAAATCCAAGCAAATCTAAATCAAAGTCCGCACCCTGCAAGTCGGATAACTCCACGGTTAACATTTCATCATCCCAACCAGCATTCATTGCCAAACGATTATCGGCTATGATGTAGGCTCGCTTTTGTGCTTCGGTGAGGTGTTCTACAAAGATACAGGGGACTTCTGCAATCCCTTCTTCTTTTGCCGCACAAATTCGTCCATGCCCCGCTATGACATTGTAGTCTTTATCAATCAAGCAAGGATTAATGAAACCAAATTCTCTAAGTGACCCACGAAGTTGAATTATTTGTTCTTTACTATGCGTTCGAGAATTGCGAACATAGGGAATCAACTTCTCAATATCTACTTTTTCAAAACGCTCAATCGTTTCAACCATTTAGAATAACCCCCATTCTGCTAATTTCTCAAAACCACCAATCTCATTGATGTAGTTCGCCGCAATCTCCACAATCTCTGAGTAAGGTCGACCGTCAATTTCTGTATCTCCAATCGCACACGATATCTCGACAGACTTGCCAGTTTCCTGTGCTTTTAGGAAGGCATAGATATTTACTGACACATCCGCTTTTGATAAATCTTTCCCATGCAATCCACCACCAGTCACCGAATCTGCCATATCTGACCCGAGTTTGCGATTAGTTGCACCAGTGTCAACGTTTGGTCCACCAGACCATTCGCCTAGAGGATTGATAATCGCAGATGGATACAATAAACGTAGTAAGGTATTCTTTGCATGACTTTGACAGATAATCAGTTTTTCACCATCAAGAATGTATTTGCCATCCGTTGGGAAATTTTCATAAACTTCATGAGCCAATGCTGACAATTGAAGTTGTTCATCAGTCAGTGGCACACCTTTGAAGATGCCATTATCCCCACATCGAAGTTCCTCTGCTTGGTTATCCGCTAATTCTTTATCTTGTGAAACAATCACAATATCACTTTTTACTTTTCCTGCAATTCGTCTAATAATTTGTTTGATTTTGTTAATAGAAAGAGCACCTGAAGTTTCGATAATCACATGACATTTGCCATGGCCGATTAACACTTCAACTGCTATTTTAGGATTTTCTTCTGTTCGATAAGCCAGATCTACAATCGCTCCTGCAATGCGGTCGGCTATTTTATTAACGTGCATTGGATTTACTTTTTCTATCATCAATTAACTCCCTTTCCTTGAACGTAATAATCGCTCCATGGCATCCGTGTTGGGGTCTCCTGTATATTCCACCGAGCAATTTTCTTTTACAATTTGCCCAATTTCATACCAGATGACATTGGCTTGTTTTTGAAAGTTCTGACTCATGGCGACAAATGGAGAAGCCATCACTGCCGAGGTGGTCGGATGTTTTCCGAGTAATCCATACTGACTCAGTGCGGTTTCACATTGCACGAAACGAGCAAAATTTTGCGCATAGCTTTCAACCATTCGTGGGGCAACGAGTTTGTCGCACCCCCCTCACGAAAAAATGCCCCCCCAAGACACTCCTTATCACAACTTTCTCAATTCCATATAAAATCCTATTCCAAAACAAAAAAAATAGCCTTAAGCTATCCGCTCAAGAACTCCCATTTTAAGCCGTTTATCGGCATTTTGTAATTGTATCAAATTGGCAACTGTCATATCCCCGCCACACAATACAGGCACTAAATAATACAATTACAAATTGCCCATCATAAAAAAAAATCCAAACCAAATACTCCACGTTTACAAATCGCCTACACAAAGCTTTTCTAGGCATTTTAACTATTCCATGGTCAAGCCATAAATCACCCAAATACATAAAAAAAGAGTAATCTCAGCAGAACCGAAATCACTCAAAAACCTTTATATATCAGTCTTTAATCCTTGTCAGCAATCCCACACACTCCACGTGATGCGTCTGTGGAAACAAATCAACAGGCTGGACCTTCTCAAGTGCATAACCTAACTCCTCAAACCGCTCCACATCACGCGCAAATGTTGCTGCATGACACGAAATATAAACAATACTTCTCGCACCAACGCTCGCAGCTGATCTGATAAAGGATTCATCAAGCCCTTTACGCGGTGGATCAACAAGAATCACATTTGGTTCAATACCTTTATTAACCCAGTCTCCCATGACCTGCTCAGCCTTACCAGTTACATAAGTCGCATTGTCGATGCCATTCAGCTTGGCATTTTTACGTGCATTTTCAACGGCTGCTTCTACAACTTCAACACCATACACATGTTTGACTTTGTCAGCAAACGATAAACCAATCGTTCCAATACCTGAGTAGGCATCAATCACAACATCCTCAGCGTTTAAATCTGCAAACTCGATTGCTTTAGCATACAAGACTTCTGCTGCAGGCGTATTGACCTGGTAAAATGAGGGTGCAGAAATATCATACTTGCGACCTAACATGATGTCGGTGATGAAATCTTGCCCAAACAAGACGTTCCAGTCACTTCCGAAGATGTTATTGCCGGTAGAGGCGTTA